CACAACGTGAGGTTCAGGCAAATATAAACGCGCTACAGAATGGTTTTATTACGTTTACAGACGTTGCTCAAGCAGTAAGCGGACGTGACGTAGAAGAAGTATTTTCGACATTACAAAGTGACTTGGAAATGGCTGAACGATTTGGCCTTAAAATTAACATTCAACCATTGGGGCAAAAAGCACCAGCACAACCGGAGGTTAACGAAAATGGAAACGATGACGAATGAAGAACGGAAAAAATTTGAAGATTTAGAAACCCGCACTTTTGCTCTTGAATTTGAAAGAGCCGAAGGCGACGAAGATGAAGGAAGACGTGTCTCTTTATCCTTCGCGTCTGAAGAACCAGTTTTAAGGTCTTTCGGGTGGGAAGTATTAAGTCATAGGAGTGAGGACATTGATTTATCTTTTTTTGAATCGGGTCGCGCTCCTCTTTTATTAGATCACGATCCAACAGTCCAGATCGGAGTTATTGAATCGGCTAGAATTGATGAAACAGAGCGGAAGTCCCGCGCTGGCGTGCGCTTCGGAAGAAGTGATTTGGCGTCGGAAATTCTTCAAGATGTAAATGACAAGATAAGGACTAACATTAGCGTTGGGTATCAGGTTACAAATTTAGAAAAAACTGAAGAACAACGCGACGGCTATGACATATATCGGGCAAATTGGTCTCCACTCGAGGTAAGTTTAGTAAGTATTCCAGCCGATAGGGGGGATATTGGTATAGGTCGCGCCGAAATTCAACAACCAACTATTAAGGAAAATAAAATGGAAGAAACAGCAAAAATTGTCGAAGAAACGCCAAGCGTGGACGCCGACAAAATTAGGCAAGAAGCACTCGCCGAACGCGCAAAAGAAATTAAGGAAATGCAGGCGCTCGGAGTCAGACATAACTTGCGAGACTTCGCAGATGAGTGCATTAACAACGGAACAGGATTATTTGATTTCCGTGAAATGATGCTCAATAAGATTGAGTCCAAACCTTTATCTTCAGTCGATGATCCAGTGGACATCAAGCCGAAGGAAGCACAACGCTACTCATTCTTGAGGGCGTTAAATTGTGCAAGCCGTGGCGATTGGTCAGGCGGTGGATTTGAAGCTGAAATGAGTCAAGAAATGGCTCATAAGTCCGGAAGGCAACCTCAAGGCTTTTATGTACCTGATTATGCATGGCGTGATGATATGTACAGCGCCAAGCGTGAGCTCACCGTAGGAACTGACACGAGCGGAGGGTATTTTGCTCCCACTCATGCACTAGGTTCAGAGTGGATCGGTGCATTACGCGGGAAAATGGTCTTAGCTGATCTTGGAATGCGAACCATGAGTGGTTTGACCACTAAGGTTCAAATTCCTAAAGTCTCCGCCGGTGCAGCTGCAGCATTTGTGGCAGAGTCCGGAGCGGTTTCTGATCAGACTGCAACAACTGCACAACTGACACTTTCTGCGAAAACTCTTGGCGCTAGGTCATCGGTAAGCAGGCTTTTACTCTTGGAGAGTGATCCATCCATTGAGCAAATCGTTCGTGACGACCTTGTGAATGCAATCGCTTCCAAGATACAGGACGTTGCACTTGAAGGAAATGCATCGAATGAACCCGTTGGTGTAACGAAAGTGAGCGGAATTGGCAGTATCGCGCTTGCGACCAACGGTTCGGCACCTACATGGGCGATGGTTACCGGTCTTGTTAAGGAAGTTGAGATTGACAACGCCAATCTTAATGACGCAACTTGCGGATTTGTAACTAATCCTAAAGTTAAGTCAAAAATGGCTAACACTGCAAGGGTTTCTTCCACGGATTCAGTAATGATACTGAATGCACCGTGGGACAATCTTTATGGTTATCCAATTCGTTTCACAACGGATTGTCCAAGTGACTTAACAAAGGGTTCAACTTCAGGGTCTTGCTCTGCAATGGTGTATGGAGATTGGAGCCAGCTGATTATGGCAACGTGGGGAAGCAGTCCAGACATTCTGGTCGACCCCTACTCAAGCTCTACGGATGGGACTGTGCAGATAATCGTGTTTAGCGAAATCGATCTCGCAGTTCGTCACGCTGCCAGTTTTGCAGCTTGCTTGGATATAACAACATAATGAAGATCAAGATTAAGCAATCTTGCGGGATTAAAGGCGCTCACGTGGAAGCGGGGGCGTCTATCGATGTCGAAGATCATATTGCTAACGATCTTATCGCAATGGGAAAAGCCGTCAAACATACCGGCGGTTCTTCCCAAGAGAAAAAACCTAATAAAAAGGCAAAGTCATGAAAATTAAAATCTTAGAAAATGTTGACTTTGAGGGTCGATCTTTTGAGAAAGGTACAACCGTTCTCATGGACTCAGGGGAAGCATCGCGTTTAATTGAAACAGGCAAAGCCACACCGGAAGACACTAACCGTTCAGTCGGACTAGCGTCTTCAAACGTGGAAGCGCCAACTAAGCGCAAGAAATAATCATGGCAGTCGAAGACGATGCTATGCGCTTGGAGTTACTCGAAGATTGGGGTGTTTCCTCAACCTTCACAGACACAAGCGCATCCAGCGCCAGTACAATCACGGCTATGCTGAAACGCGAATATTTCGAGGAATCAGCGGGCGAGACTACAGTTCAGAGTTCTCAGCCGGTTGCGGTTGTTAGGACTTCCGACGTTTCTAATGTGGCTCATGGTGACACGCTTGCGATATCAGGAACAACGTATTCTATAGTTGAGGTGAGTCCTGATAACGAAGGATTAACGCAACTACGTTTGAGGGTCTAGATGGCACATTTGCGACAATCAATTCGTGAGCGGATCGCAACGGATGTTACTGGTCTTTCAACAACTGGAAGCAATGTTTTTCAAAGCCGAGTTTATCCGGTTGAGGATGGTTCGCTTCCTTGTCTTTTGGTTTACACAACTAGCGAAGAATCGGAGGTGACTGAAATCGCGTCACCACGTCCAATGACTAGGTTTCTTAATGTAATCGTCCAAGGGGTCGTAGGGGCTACAACTCCGGATGATACTTTGGACACAATATCGAAAGAAGTCGAAGTCGCTTTGGCGGGTGATGTAACAATTAATTCATTGGCAAACAATAGTTTTTTATCTTCTACAACTATTGAATTTAATGCCGAAGGCGCAAAGCCGATCGGTACGGTGATGCTCAATTATGTCGTTGAGTATCGTAATGTGGATAATAATCCAGAATCAGCAATTTAATAAATAAAAACAGGTACTTATGGCAACGTATAAAGGACAAGACGGGGTATTCCAGGCTATAACTTCAGGGGGCACTCTAGCTGCTACGAATAACCTCAAGTCGTGGTCAATAGAAGAAGCAACAGACAGCATCGAGACTACAGTTATGGGTGCAACATCCAAGACTTTCACAACTGGTATTAAATCATGGACTGCCAGCTGTGAGGTACTTTATGACTTGAGCAATGCGGTTCAAGCAGACTTGGTAATTGGAGAAACCGTAGACATTAAGATTTTTCCTAATACATCATCACAGACTGAGAGTTTCGCAGGAACAGGCATTGTGACAGCGACAAGTCAAAGCGGTGCATTAGGTGACATGGTTAATTCATCCATAACTGTTCAGGGTACAGGAGCATTAACCGTCGTAGCATAGGGTGAAATATGGAAAATATTGAACCTAGTGCAATAGAAAAAGCATCAAACCATTTCCGGAAACGTCTGAATGGTGAGTTATTATCATTGGACGTTCCGGAGTGGGGGGAAGAAGGCAAACCGTTTAAAATCTACTTCAAGCCTTTAATTAATTTCAAGGCCCAGGAAAAGATTTTCAAACTGGTTTCAGATGGTAAATCCTCAGAAGCACTTTGCATGACGCTGGTGATCCGTGCGCTTGATAAAGATGGAAAAGCGCTTTTTCAGGAGGGTCATATGGCGACGTTAATGCACGAAGTTGATCCGGATGTTGTGTCTGGAATTGTAACGAAAATGGGTCAGGAGTCCGACGATCATGAGACTCTAAAAAAAACTTGAGTGAACATGCAGACATATATTTCTGTTTTCAGCTTGGAGAAATCCTGCACAAATCTCTGGACGAAATAATGGAACTTTCAACTCTGGAAATTAATCTCTGGTCAGCATATTTTGATCTAAAAAATGAACGAATGAAATAATGGCAAGTCCATCAACAAATATAAAGATAACGGCAACGGATAAGACCGCAACCGCGTTTAAGTCAGTAAATAAAAACGTCTCAGGAATGCAGAAAGGCGTTACTGCATTGAAGGGCGCTTTCGTTGGTTTGGCGGGAGCAATGGGAGCTCGTGCATTCATCAGGTTTGCCAATCAGCAATTAAAAGCAGCTGATACTATCGGCAAGATGGCGTCTAAACTCCAGATTTCCACAACTGCACTTCAGACGTTCAGGTTTGCAGGAGAGCAATCGGGAGAGACGCT